CGTAACGTTCCAGGTAGGTCAGGCTAAGGCAGGTCGCAATCCATCAATCACGATGCGCTATAATAGCAACAGTCTTCTGATTCGTCTGCCCCGTGTAGGTTACCCCGGCGGGTGCCTAGTGCGCGAGGGCGATAATGGTATGAAGACGTACACGCTGATCGGCTCTCTGAAGGGATGTGACCCGTATGGCAAGGATCGTTCGACCGGCGCCGACGATATCGGTAAGCTGTACAATCTCCTAGCCGATCTCGAGAATCACATTATCAAGGCTGCTGTGGAGAACAGCACCAAGTGGTTCGGCAAGAAGCGTTCTGAGGAGGCGATTCGTGACAGCTTCAAGCGGATTCTGAGCTTCTCTACCGACAAGGTGGATGGCGAGTACGTGCCGAATGGCAAGTATCCTCCCAGCTTCCGTGTCAAGGTTCCTGTCTATGACGGTCGCGTGTCTACGGAGATCGTGGATGCGTCGCGCAACCCTGTGACGTATGTTACGCCCGAGTCTCTGACCTCAATCTTCCCGAAGGGTGTTGAGGCGAACCTCGCAGTCAGCGGCAGCATCTATGTGATTGCTGGTGGTGGCTTTGGTGTGACGTGGCGTCTGACGGCTGCTCAGGTATTCCCTCAGATGCGCCGTACGGCTGCGCAGATGTTTGATGACGAGTCGGCTGCGCCCCCTACGATTGTAGAGGATGAGGAGTCTCATGCTCAGCAGGATACTCAGACCCAGAATGAGGATTCGGGCTATGGTGGTGGGTCTCAGGCTCAGGAGGTGACTGAGCAGGCTCCAGTGTCTGCGCCGGCTGGTCGCCAGCCTCGCCGTCGCCCGGCTGCGGGCGCGGGTGTACCTTAGACCAAACACGTGAATCTGCGGGAGCAGTATACATAACAAAAGACTCATCAATGAATAGTACTGAGGAATCAGCATCAATGTAAAGTTTTTTTACTTCGGGACAACCGTTCAGAGGTAAAAGCGACTTCTTTCCACATCTTGGGCATTCGTGGATCTCTGGCATCTTGATTACCATTTCGGGAGTCATGAGTCGAATATTCGTGCTCAACGTCTTATCAAAGACGGTTTTAAAATCGTCTTCTAAACAATCCTGATAAGCTTCGTTTGATAAAATAGACCAAACAGTAGCATCTTTGCATTCCCATTCTTCTTGAAATAACGTCGAGAACACGTTCTTACCAAACCAGAGCGAGAAAAAGATCTCTGGGTGTTCCGGATGATGCTCGGCGATACCTACCCGTTTTGAGTTTTCGTCATACAGAGAATACACGTTCCATTCATACTGACGATCCAAAGATCCGCGGTATACATCCCTACCGTTATAATGCCACTCCTCGGCATCATAATCATCATCATGATCAGCTATATCTTCCGATGTATCTCGGTAGACATAGTTGTTTTTTAGAATCGAGTACATTATTCAGTAACAAGTTAATCAAACTTTACAGTTACACGCACATCATGATGGGTCATAGATTTGGTAGCAGAGTGTGAAAGCTCGTGCCGCTTCTTCTTTGGACCATCAGTTTCTTTGGCTTCGTGTAGGCGCGTCTCCATATCGGTATGAATCGTCTCGCGGTTCTTTTCAAGGTAATCTAGAACTTCATCAGAAATTGCCCACTCAAAGAAATTCAGCTGTCCAACGGTTGTATCCATTTCCCGAAACTTAATACGCTTCCATCGACAGAACGGGTCGAACATCTTCTTGCTGTAAGCCTTCAGATGAGACTTGTACGACAGGTACACAATCACATGCTTATTGGATTTCGTCATATACGAAATGTTGTACTTCTTAGCATAATTGGTCACGAACCAATCAATCAGGCGAAGAGATAGGTTAGACTTCCCCGACAGAATGTCACGAACACGCTCAGTGTTCTTGAGGGTATAAAATCGCTCGAGGCGATAAAGTACCCATTGTTCCTGACTTTGGATCTCCATTTACTATAACATTCTTACCTACCCTGAAAACGGGTTTAGTTAATCTAAACCTATATATTCAAATGGACCTAGATAAAGTTGAACAGATCTTACTTTTGTACGGACATAATGATCAGCGCACTGACGCATGGCATACTAAGCGTGGTGAAATGCTAACAGCTTCTGAAATTTATAAGGCGGTTCATGACGCATCACCAGCTCTCAAACACGAGATTGTGATGTCAAAACTTGTACCTAGACAGCAACAGCAGTCAAATTTTGGCCCTAAAGCTCTTATGTGGGGAACGCGGTTTGAACCGATTGCCAAGCATATTTACACGACGTATATTCAGCCCGGAGTTCGTATTGAAGATACGACATGCATTCCTCATCGCGATCATTCATTTCTGGGTGCGTCTCCGGACGGTATACTTCTGACTTCCGACAAGACCGATCCTCGGTATGGAAAGTTAGTTGAGTTCAAGTGCCCAATTTCTCGAGATTTCTCTAATGACACACCTATACCTTCGACATACTATCACCAAATGCAGCTACAGCTGGAGTGTACCGATATGGCCGAGTGTGATTATGTCGAAATGAAGTTTCAGGAAGTGACGTATACTGAATGGCTAGAATCTACCGCTCAGTACAAATCTTGGTTTGCGATTGACGAGAGTGGAAAGGTTGTCTACCGTGAAATTGAAGACCAGCGTGATGTCGCAACGTGGCGCCGCGAAATGATGCCTACTCTAGAAACTGAGTGGTGGACAACTGTATATTGGGTATTTGAGAAGTATCGTCTCTCAACGGTTCAGCGAGATCCGATGTGGCTCACGAGTAATCTTCAAAGCTTTCAGGATATTTGGAATACTGTTCAAACTCATCGGGCTGCTGGTACTTTGCCAGAACACCCTAAAGAGAAAACTATCTTGACTCTATAGAGTCAATCGTTGATACAATATCCTTCGTAAACGTAAAAACAGGAGTTGGTGGAACAATAACTTGAATCATTCCGATAATAAAGCTATTCGAAAGAAGATCATCTGCTGGCAAATTAATACTTTCATTGGTCATAGATAGTAGCTTTTTTGCTCCTGCCTTTGAAACAACGTACCCGGTTAAACGGTTAAAGTACTCCTTTTTGATATTGAAGAAAGACTTATTCACCGGAGTTGTTCTTATGAAAGGATGCATATCGCTTACGCTTACATGAGCAATATCAAAATCTAACGGTAAATCTCTTATGACACTCAGATCCCCAACTATGTTAGCATCATCTTCGAGTACAAGATAATTATCGGCATCTGGATCGGCTAGTAGTTTTTGGTAAATCTTTATATGACTCCAAGCACACCCAAACTCTCCCAGTGTCATCTTCTGCTTATTTATACGTACTTTAGGGTTATACGCTCTAGTTTCCTTATTGTATATAACCTTTGTATTCGAAATAATGAGATCTTTACCATTCACGCCATAAAACACCTCAGTCCCCATTCCAAAAGTGTTAAGATCATTCTGGAGTTTTTCAATTATTGGTATACGCGCCTTACTACTGTGAAGGGTTAGAATAACCGCCTTTGTCTTGGTTGATGTGCGGATAATTTTGGATATTGTTGCAAACAGGCTTAGCTCATTAATGATCTTGCTCTTAGCTGCACGAATGGCATCAATACGCTGTGACCACCAATCTTCCTCAATCGCCTTACGAATAATTTCAGAAGACTTTGCGGGATCTTCGAGTGGCAGTCGTACGAAGCATTGGGGATCAATATAGTCCTCTAGATTCGGGCATCCCCAGTAAAACGGTAAGCATTCACATAGCAATGGCTCCCAAATTTTTTCACTGGCATAATTGGTCTCTGAATTGTTTTCTACCGCAAGTGCGTACTTGTACTTGGAATATACGTTATACCGTTCATCATCAGGTACTTCTCCAACATACGTGGAAATATTGTGAAAGTTTGCCTTACCATAAACGTCAATAGGTGTTTGTAGATCAGGAGCACGCAAAAACTGAACCCGCAATTGATGGCCGGTATCTAATAACTTATTGCTCAAGATAATGGTAGGAATATCCTTCTTTGAAGGCAAATTATATATATCCCCGCGGATAGCCAAATGTGCTGGAGCCAAAAAAGTATTATGAGTGCGCACATGTAAAAATTTGGTAGGATCAGGATTTGCCCAATCTCCCCAAGTCTTTACTCCCCATGGTTTAGAACTGTCATGTACCCAAGGTTCTAACTGAAGCACAATAGTTCGCTTTGGATCGAAAAACTCTCCGGGGGAAGGCTGGTTGTATATTACAAAATAATCAGCTTCATCTGAAGATGTGAGCTCTAAACTAGGGTCTAGGAACGGACCATTTAAAAGTTTATTCACGAATGACTCAGAAGACTCCCAGCCACAGATGATCTTGACCTTAACAGGATTGACTATTGGAACTACAATTTCGGCCTTTGGTTTCTTTTGGGGAACTTTCTTGACATAAATTCCGTCGGTCGGACTAAAATATGGCGATTTTACTAACTTTGTCGTATCAATAGCTTTCTTAAAAAATCCAAGTGTATTGAACCCCATACAATCTGGC